AAAGACTTTACAGATTTTTGGGGTAAGGATGAATATAACCCCGAATAGTTGGAAAACCACCTTCACAACGCTAGAACCAGTGATAGATGGGTTTATAATAGGCAACGTAGATTACGGGGTCTTAGGACAAAACGTTTTATCTTATTAAGGAGTAATAATGCCAACAGGTTTACCAGCTTCTACAGGTGATGTATTAACAGCTGCTAGTTACAATTCGCTAGTTGCCTTTACAGTAGGTACTGCCAACACAGGAGATTACACAGCTGTATTAGCAGATCAGTATCAAGTATTAGAGGTAATGAATAAAGCCACTGCTATTGCATTTCAGATCCCGACAGATGCTTCCGTAGCATTTCCAGTAGGTACTGCAATTACAGTATTAAATATTGGTGCAGGCACTTGCACAATTAGCGCAGTAACACCAGGCACTACTACAGTGTTAAGTGCTGGCGCAGTTGCAGCATCTCCAACCCTTGCACAATACCGATCAGCAGTTTGCATTAAAACAGCTGCTAATACATGGTATGTAGTTGGAGCTATTGGTTAAATGTTAAATACAATTTTAGGAGCCATAGGTGGTAGTGCGCCAGTGCCAGTAACAGTTGATTATTTAGTAGTCGCTGGCGGTGGTGGTGGTGGTAGATCTAAAATAAATGGCGCTGGTGCTGGCGGTGGTGGAGCAGGTGGCCTAAGAAGCACAGTTACTGCAACTGGCGGCGGTGGAAGTTTAGAAACTGCTTTAACTTTGAGTCCATCAACTAACTACACAGTGACAGTTGGTGCAGGTGGTGCTGGTTCTACTACACAAGCTACTGGATCACTAGGTAGCAATTCAGTATTTTCTACAATAACATCTACAGGTGGCGGTGGTGGTGGTGCAGATCTTACTTCTGCGCCGACAAGTGGCGGTTCTGGTGGTGGTAGAGGGCGTGATGGTGCTGGTGCTGCTGGTACAACAAATCAAGGTTTTGCAGGCGGTGGTAATACAGAAGGTAACCCTTATCGTGGCGGCGGTGGCGGTGGTGCTGGTGCTGTTGGTGTAAGTGGTTCTTCAACTGGTAATGGTGGCGCAGGTGTTGCTACTTCAATAACTGGTTCATCTGTAACATACGCAGGCGGTGGTGGCGGCGGTGGTTACCCTGCTACAAGTCCTGGCAGTATTACAGGTGGAGCAGGTGGCGCAGGCGGCGGCGGTGCTGGTGCAGGTGTTACTAATGATAATTGTAATTCATCAAGTGCTGGAAGTGCTAACTCAGGCGGTGGTGGCGGTGGTGGCGCTAGCAGCAACAGTCAAGTATCAAACGGATCCGCAGGCGGCTCAGGCGTTGTTATTCTAAAATACGCAAACACTTTAACAATTTCCAACCCTGGCGGTGGATTGACTTTATCTACTGCTACAAGTGGGTCAGATAAAATTACAACAATTACAGCTGGTACTGGGAATGTGAGTTTTGCATAATGGCACACTACGCTTTCTTAGATGAAAATAACATTGTTACCGAAGTTATAGTAGGTATTGATGAAACTGAGTTAATAAATGGATTAGATCCAGAAACCTGGTATGCAAACTTTAGAGGTCAAACCTGTAAAAGAACTTCATACAATAATAGAATTAGAAAACAATATGCAGGTGTTGGATATACATATGATGCAGATGCAGACATATTTATAGCACCACAACCTTATCCATCATGGTCGTTAGATGATAATTTTGATTGGCAAGCACCTATATCTATGCCTAATCAGGGTAAATGGGATTGGGATGAAGAGATAGGAAACTGGGTTGAAGCCGTGGCTTTGTAAAGCTGGCGAACAGCTTAGAGAACAAATTGATACCTGGTATCCAGATCGCCGCACTACCAGTGATGGGTGGATTGGTGATGCTCGTCATTCCGCCAGCAAATCGGATCATAATCCAGACAAATCTGGGATCGTCCGAGCCATTGATATTGATTCTCGTTTGGATACATCCGAGCAGCTCTCGATATATCTGGCTGACCAGATCAGGGTCTGTGCTAAAACCGATAAGCGCATATCTTACGTAATTCATAATGGCTTTATTGCATCAAGAAGGTTTGGATTTAAGTGGCGCAGATACCGGGGTATCAACCCACATAAGAAGCACATACACATTAGCTTTACAAAGTTAGGCGATAAAGATTCTAAGCCGTTCGATATACCACTACTAGGGGGCAAAATATGAAGATAACCAAGAAGCAAAAAGCAATACTAAAATCTTACGCACGTGGGGTATTAGTATCTTTCTTAACATTTTTAGCCAGTAATGAATTAGGTTTAGATCCAGCACTGTCTGTAGTAGTTGCAGCTTTAGCTGGCCCAGCAGCTAGGGCTCTAGATAAATCCGATACAGCTTATGGCATCGGTGCAGATGCGAAATGAGTCCAACAGAATGGGCTGGCTTTGGCGCTGGCGTTATGGCCGTGCTATCAGGCGTGCTAATAGGACTACGTTTTTTAGTTAAAGGTTGGCTAAATGAGTTACGACCTAATGGTGGCTCTAGCATGAAGGATCAATTAACTAGATTAGAACAGCGTGTCGATGATCTATTCCTTATCATGAATAAGCGACAATAGCAATATGGCAACTACACGTAAACGCAAAAAGATTAATCGGCGCAGGGTGCGTAAATCACCAGAGCCATTAACTAAGTTAGAAGTGTTTTATATTGCCAAGCATGAAATGTTTAGAGCTGCACGCAAGGCTGGATTTGATGAATCAGTTGCTCTCTATTTAATGGATAGTCCATCTTCCATGCCCGATTGGGTAGTGGGAGAAGACGGCATTATCCCTTCTATCCCTACTCCAGATGAGGATGACGATTAAGCGCATAGCGTTTGTGTCTGACCTGCAAGTACCATTTTTTAATGAAAAATCTGTCAAATCAGTAGGCCGCTTTTTAGCCAAATGGAATCCGCATAAGACTATCTGTATTGGTGATGAAATTGATCTACCACAGCTAGGTGGTTTTAATGCTGGCACCATTGATGAGATGGTCGGCAATATAAACGATGATAGAAAACAAACACAAGAAGTCCTAACATACTTAGGCGTAACAGATGTACTAGGAAGTAATCATGGAATCAGACTTTATCGATCAATCAAAAAACGACTACCATCATTCCTCAACTTACCCGAAATGCAGTATGAGCGTTTTATGGGATATGACAAGCTCGGAATCAAGTTCAGTCCTTTCGGGCTTGACTGGGCGCCAGGCTGGACAGCAGTTCATGGAGATGCTTTCCCTCTTAGCCAAGTGCCTGGGCAAACAGCCTTAAACGGGGCTAGAAGGCTAGGTAAAAGCGTAATCTGTGGTCACACCCATAGACTAGGGGTATCGGCCTTTACAGAGGCTTCTAGAGGCCAATTAGGGCGTACTGTATGGGGTGTTGAGGTTGGCAATTTAGTAGATTTGAGCAGTTCAGGCATGGCATATACAAGGGGCTATGCAAACTGGCAGCAAGGCTTTGCCGTGGCATACGTGCATGAGCGTAAAGTCCAGGTAATAACCATACCTATCAATGCAGATGGCAGCTTCATATTCGAGGGCAAACTGTACAAGTAACGTTATCAAATCGTTATCAAAATTAAGCCCTAAATCATCCACAAAGTCATACACAAGTGTCACACTATTGACATGCCACAAAGCGTGTGCATAGAGAGTAGGGCTACAAATGAATAACATATGGCTAGAAGCTAGACAGGATGGTCTGATATTTTTTATGATCATGCTAGGTCTAGCAGTGTTGGTACTGGCTTATTGGAAGATACAAAGTAGAGCGTTTGATCGTGGCTACTGGGTTGGTAGATCAGCTGGCTGGAAAGCATCTATCGAGCATAATCAGAAGATCGAGAAGTTAAGATCTAGAGCTGTATTTGATTATGACAAACACTGAGAAATTATTTGCAGATGCAGTCACACTCATACACGAAAGAGGGATGCATTACGGCCACCCAGCAATCCAGATGGATCGAATTGCCAAATTATGGTCTGCGTATCTTAATTTTCCGATCACATCAAATCAAGTGGCAGGCTGTATGGCACTGCTCAAAATTAGTCGCAGCGTGGAAAGTCCAGAGCTTGACGATCACTACAAAGACGCACTTGCGTATATTGCCATCTCAAAAACCTGCCATGAATACATGCAGGATAAAGACTTTGAATGGGAGCACTAATTATGGCTTTTGATTTATCTAATTACGAAACAGTAGACGAACGTCTACATAAATGGTGGAAGGATTATCCAGATGGAAGATTGGAAACAGAGCTTATCGAGGCCACAAACACTAGATTCATTGTGGTATGTAAACTCTACAAAACAGAAGCAGATCTCAAAGCGTGTGCTACGGGGCTTGCGTTGGAGAATATTAGTGATAGAGGCGTTAACGCAAATTTCGCTTTACCTAATGCGGAAACAAGTGCGATTGGTAGAGCGCTTGCAAACGCAGGTTTCTCAGCTAAAGGTAAGCGACCAAGCCGAGAAGAAATGGCATCAGTAAACGCTAAATCAGAGTCATTCAGTGTAGAAAACAAACTAGAAGATCCAGTGCAATGGGGTGAAACCGATTGGACTACAGCTGTGCCAGAAGCACCTAATCCACCACCAGAGTGTGGCTGCGCTAAGGGTATGGCATTGAAGAAGGGTCTGAGCAAGACAACTAAGAAACCGTATTATGGTTATACATGTTTAGA